GTAGGGATCAGTCTTGTGAACATGGAGCCGTACCGTCCAGCGTCCGAGTTCGTTGATAGTGAGGAGATTTATGAGGCACAGTTCAATGTCTACGACTATGAACAATCGTATCAGATCAGTCTTTTATACGAGCTCGTGACGTACGGTGACGATGGGTTGATGTCGGTGTCATTACTTCTCCAGTATGACACCCGGTCCCTGGCGATTGCCACAAAGTCCCATGGCTTTGCGCTCACCAATGGTGACAAGACAGATCCCTACATCTTCCCCCAACCACCGAAGCCCCTAACGGAGTGCTCGTTCTTGAAACGAGGGTTTCGACTAGATGGGACTGTGTGGAGGGCACCTCTGACCCTTGCTTCCATATACCAGAGTATGGGTTGGAAGCGCAAGGGCTCCTCAGATGAAGACAGAAGCCAGGTGTTCCCGAATGCCATGCTTGAATTTGCCCTCCATGGGAAGGAGGTATACGACTACGAGTCAACGCGCGCCTTTGATGAGTTCATGATGGAGGGACGTAACCCCGTCGCGATGAACTATGATCAGGCCATAGCTAGAGTCTCGGAGGCGGATGTTAGTATGTACTAACTTCCCCCTACGACCACCATGTCTGTAAACTGGTTGGTACCTAGTGTGCCGTAAAAACACGCGGGGGGCAATATTGCCCCCCATCCGACCCCCAAGTCATTAAACTGGTTGCTAACGCGTAAAAGACTGGGTAGTCTATAAACTACTGTAAATACCGAGAGGGACTCGCGCACCTACCTGGCTACTTTGTGCAGAGTATAAGCCGTTTTTAACACTTATGGATCATGTAAAAACTAACACCGACACCCACGCTGTCACTAAATTCGTGGAACCTGTTGAGATCGCGTCTATGAAGGCCGATTTCCATTCGGTGGAGGCAATACCCGCATCTGAGGTTGCATCCATCGCGGACTTTCTAGCACGCCCGGTGCTACAGTACAACACCTTTTGGGAAACCACTGACTTTCCCAATCATGAGCTCATACCATTGGGGGCTGGGCTCCCGAGCGACGGATTTCTGAGAACCAACCCAATGTTTGTCGACAAGTTGAAGGGCTACAATCTTGTTAAAGCCACTGTCAATTATCGAATCCAGGTGAACTCAAATCCGTTCCAACAGGGAAGGCTTCTCGCTCACTTCCTGCCCTTCCATGTGGCGGCTGGCGAAGAATATGTCAAGATGAGGAATTACAACCTCACGACTAAGACCCAGCAACCCCACGTTGAGATAGATTGCAGGTGTGGCGGGGCAGAGCTGTCTATACCCTACCTCGCGCCCACAACGCACTATGAGCTAACTGACGGTTCCAACCCCAGCTATGAGCGGGGCCGATTGCATCTTTCAGTATTATCTCTCCTGCGCACTGGCGCCACCGGTACCCAGGACGTAGAGGTTGCGGTCTGGATATACTTCACCGATGTTGAGCTGAGAGCCCCCCTTGTGCCCCAGGCAGGAGGACCGGAGGGGAAGAGACGCGCCGCCTTTAAGGGCAAGGTGGTGGGTCAGACCAAGAAGGAAAGGGATATTATGATGGAGACGAAGGTTGTATCTCGGGGCCTGGAGGGGGGTGCGTCTATCGCCTCGTCTCTCTCAGCGATCCCCGTGCTGTCGAGCTTCATGGGACCTGCCTCCTGGGTTATGAGCACCATGGCTGGTGTTGCCGCCAGTTTTGGGTATGCTCGCCCGGATGTGAGTACGGTGCCCACTCCAGTGACTACGGTGTATGACAAGTACATGGCAACAGGAGATGGAGCTGATGTAGCCATACCCTTGGCGGTCACATCTTCTAATTCCCTGTCCATGGGCGCCTATGGTTATTGTGCCAGTGACGAGATGTCGATGTCGTATCTATTGAGCAAGGAAGCGTTCATAGGGATGTTCACGATGTACACAGACTCGCCACATGACACGGCACTGTACAACATACCGCTGGAGCCATCAGCCCTGTTTGTCGGCACATCTCAGACTACAGGACCCAATACCGTCATAGTGCGGACCGGTCCACCCCTGGCCTACCTATCCACAAAATTCCTCTACTGGAGAGGAGCGATTAGGATTAGGTTCAAGCTAGTGAAATCTGAGATGCAGTCGGGGCGCATACAGGTCTCGTTCACACCTCGGGCCCACGTCAACCCCACTGAGCCAAGCGTCTTTACAGGATCTTACTCCATGAGGGAGATTATAGATATAACTGTGGACGATGACATGACGTTTGAGCTCCCGTACATGGTCTCGACCATGTATTTGGAAGTTGGCCAATCTATGGGCACACTGGAAGTTAGAGTTCTCAATCAGTTGAGAGCTCCAGACGCTGCGGCTCCTTCCATAGACATCCTCGTCTTTGCCAGTGGGGGCAAGGACTTTGAGTTCGCCGTGCCAGCCAACGTCAAGGGGAACATAATGCCTCTAGTCCCACAGATGGATGAGTCTCT